AAATGCCTTCAAATGCTGACTTGATACCGTCACCGATACCTTGCGCCGCTGTAGCGATAGATGTGCCGACTGATTGCACTACGTCAGCAATGCCTTGTAGTGCTGTACCAATCGCAGAACCAACTGAACTAATAACATTAGCAACACCACTAAGCGCCGTACTAATAGCTGTACCAATACCCATTGCAGCCGTAGCGATTGCCATTCCTGCCGCTGATACGACTGATGCAATTCCAGAGAATGCAGCACTAATTACACCACCAATTGCCGTGATGATAGGCACAATTTGTGTTATGGCTGTAACAATAGCTGAAATGATTTGGCTGATAATAGGGGCTAATGTCTGAACGACTGTAACAATGGCAGAAATCACTTGACTGATAACTGGTGCAAGAGTTTGAACGACTGTCACAATCCCTTGAATCAAGGCCATAATGACCGGCGCCGTTGCTTGGATGGCTTGTACAATTACTTGCAAAACCATTGCAATCTGTGGCCCAAATTGTCCGATTACTTGAGCGACTTGGACAATACAATTTGAGATAACCGGTGCGATTGCCACGATTGCGTTAGCGATAATCTGAGTTACTGCCGTGATGGTGTCGCTAATGATTTGAACAATCGGAGTGAATACCTCGATGATTCCACTGATTGCAGCGCCCAAAGCAGTAACCCAATTAGTCAATGCGTCAATAATGGTTGGCAACACTCCCAAAATAGAAGTCAGTGCTGATCCAAACGCTGTAACGAATGGCGCTGCATTTCCAAGAGCAGTTCCGGCAGCCTCTACTAATGGCGCTAATTTAGCAAGTCCAGGCGCAGCTTCTCCCACTGCCTTAACTACAATGCCAAATGCAGTACCAAATGCTTCAATTACCGTTCCAGCCGCCTTCCCGATGCCTTGCACAACAGTGCTAAATGCTGACCCTAGAGCGTTCAAGATTTGTGAAACGCCTTTGGATTGTGTGGCTAGTAGCGTGAACGAAGCAACGATAATAGCGATACCTGCACCAATTCCAACTGCTGCGATAGCGACACCAGTCGCAAACGATAGTATCTGAGCCGAACTCAGCCCCTTGAGACCTTGCAAGGCGAATTTTAGACCTTGCCCGAAACCTTTGTAAGTTTCAGCTATACCTTTGAATATAGCTGTCAAGATTCCTTTGATTGCGTTCCCAGATGATTTGATTACGTTGGATATCCCACTGAACAACTGGGCTATCGTTGACTTAGAACGTTTAACGCTATTTGTAGCCCCTTCAAGACCCTCGGTAGCTTTATTTTTAAAAGCACTAAACGGATTAAATGACTTAATCCAGTTCAGACCTCGCATAGCAGTGTCAAACACTGAAAGCCCAGCCTTGGCAGTCATAAAACCTGCCACCATGGCTAAAATGCCACTAGTGATGCCATTGAGCACGCCTTTAGGGATAGAGCTTGCAAACTTAGATACTGCTGAAACGGCTTGAGATATCCATTTTGTTAACGTTCCAAAGGCTGTTCCTAGTGCTGAGATAATTGTTTGCATCTCAGAGCTACTAAACACATCGCCAATTGAAGATCCGATGGTTTTAACAGCTCCCCAAGCATCTTCTATCGCTGATTTAAAAGCTTTGAATGCGCCGGTGTCCGAAAACGAGCTAATGAAACTCTTAACTGAGCTAGTAGCAACAGTTAAACCTCTTGATAGCCCACTAACAATGTCGCCAATGCCAGTGCCTAGCCCTTGGAATATACCCTTGAAATCTATGGCTTTTAGCGCTGCTTTAGCTTGGGTAGAAACATATTTAAATGAATCAGCTAAACCCTTGATGGCTCCTGTATTACTAAAGCCTTTCCAAAACGATTGAACGGTTTGGCTGACCCCTTTTACAACTTGGTCAATTGCTTGGTCAAGACCGTTTGCGAACCTCTGAATCGATTGTTCATCAATTTTACCAAGAGCATCAATGATACCCTCGATTCCTCTGATGGCTTTGTCGCTTAGTTTTTCAAAAACTGGCTGCAATTTCGTAGAGACCGTTTCATACAGTCCCCCGACAGCCTCATCCACTGACTTATATCTAGTAGCCAAGCTCTGCATGGAATCGCCTGCTCGCTTAAAGGCCTCTGCAAAGTCTTCAGTCTTAATTTCACCGTTTTGAATTTTGCTTACAAGGTCATCAAGAGACATTCCCATCTCTCTAGCGACGGCAGCCATACCCGCTGGTGACTGTTCCATCATCAGCTTGAAGTCTTGCCATTGAATCTTAGGCTTGGTCATCGCTTGAACCATTTGTTGGCTCAGCGTCTTCATTGCCTGTTTAGGATTTTCAGCAGAAGCGGCAAGACCACCCATAGCTTTTACCAAATCGCCAGCATCGCTACGACCGATTGCGGCCATCTGAGAGAACGTAGTACCCATGTCAGAGGCAGAATAAATTGTCTGTGTTGCATAGTCTTGCATAGCCTTTTTAGCTGATGCAATTTCTGTTTGCCCCCAACCTAACTGGCTTAAGCTCCCATCGAATGTTTTCCAAGCCTTCGTTGAGTTGTTAAGCTCGGTCATCATACCACCGATACCGCTGGTTATAGCGCCGATACCCTTAGTGATCCCAGCACTAACAAGGTTAGCACCGAGCACACTTTTAAACATCGAGCCTAGACCTTTGCTACTCTTACCGAGTGATTCAGCTTGTTTTTGAGCGTTTTTCAGGGCGCTAGATAAGCCGTTATCTTGTGCTGACAGTATCGCCCTTACATTGAATGTTTTATCAGCCATCTAACAACCCTTCCTCTCTTTTGAACGCTAAATTTCGTCTAGCTATCTGGATAAGATGCCTATTGTCCTTCTCAGCGGTTCCGAGAAGTTCTTTTTCCCGCCGGTCTTCGTCGTAAAAGTCTTTAAATTCCTTAAAGACATACTTCTTACCGCCCTTGCTCGTAGCCTTCACACTGCGATTCAAGAAGGCTTGCAAATAAAGTTTCTTCTCCTCTTGGATAAACCTTTTCGCATAAGCTTTTTGATACAGCCTCAACTCGTTTAGAGTCATTCGTCTAGCTTCTAGGAGTGTTGTTCCATACCTAGCCATGCAATTGGTAACTAAATCTTCGTAAGTCTCTCTTGAGCTCTTGACGTTTTCTAAGCTTCTTCTTGAGCCTCTAACATTCGTTTGGCTGTTTCTCGTGTCAATGGTTGCTTCTGCAATTGCGAGAAAAAATCCTCGAACAAGTTATCCAATCGCCCATTTTCAGCCTCACGTTCAACGAAGCGCTCAATTCCTTCTACGGATGGTTTTTGACGTTCTGTAGCAGTTCCAGCTTGAATGAGGTCTAGCAGAACAAGTGGGTTCTTTTGTTGCAAATCAACCACTGCATGCTGTACACCAAAACCAAATGCTACACCGTTTTGGTTGATTGAATAACGCTCGTCGAGCACTCGCAAAAAGTCAAATCCAAAATTCAAAGTATAGTCTTTGTCATTAATTGTGATAGTGTTCATGTTTTAAATTTCCTTTCAAAAATAAAAAGCGAGG